CCCTCACTTAAGGCTCTACCAAAAGTTCCATCGCCAAAAATAACTTCATATCTCTCATCTTCTACTTCTTGTAGGAAATAGACTCTAGAATTTCCATCAATATCAAACAAACTATCTTGTTTTGCGTAGGTCTGCTTGGCAGTACCACTGTTTGTACCAACTTTGACATCAATAAGATCAGTATCTGCGCCAATATTGTTGATTAAAAATCTCTGATTCGGATTTCTTGACGTATATGTATAAGTTTCTGTTAAATATGATCCTTCATAGATTGGAAGGAGGTCAAAAGTTGCAATTCCATCTACAACAGGAACTGTTACATCTTCCAATATCGAGAAAACGTATGATTCATTACCAAAAGCACCGTTTGAAGTTGCTACTGGACCTTTACTTAAGGTAAGAGAGGTCGGTGCGGGAGTAATATCTGTAGTGTCAATGAAAAAACTTACTGTGGCTTGAGATGCCTTTCTTGATCTTGGGGTATATCCAATATTTCTTGCTAATGCTACTACATTTTCCCTGAGTGTAGCACTGTCAATAAAACACTCATTAGACACCATATTTGCATTATATGATGTAATGTATGTGTTGTATGCAAGAACATCTAAAATTGTTGACAGATTAGACCCTTCGAAGTCATAATCCGTAAAATCAGAATTATTCTTTAGATATTCTACGAGAGTGGATTTAATCTGGTCAAAGTCCAGATTTGCGAAATTTATTAGTGCCATTTATCGAGTTGATTGTAATACAAACTCTAGTTGTTGAGGTGGTACATCAACTCCAACAATTCTATAAACAACAGTTACATTAAATTCGTTATTATCATAGTTAGGATCAACTATGACATCGTTTAATATAACTCTTGGTTCATAATTCCGAATGGAGTTTTCTATTTCATCTCTGATTGCGATAGCCGATGTAGGATCAAGGTTTTCGAATAACGATTGGCTAATACGAGAACCAAAATTTGGGTTAAAGAACTTTTCACCAGGGTAAGTAAAGACGATATTGCGAATTGATCTTGCAATTGCAGAAGCATTTTTAAGAGCAACAACGTCATTTGTCAGAGGATTGCTCTGAAATGACGCGCTAATATCTTTGAATCCTTGACTTACCCTTTCTAAAGGCATTATTTATGGTTCGATAATATATTCTGACTTATTTATGTACTCAAAACTCATTCAAAGGTATAGGTTCAGTGCCATATTCCCAGTCATCATAGTCTTCATCATTACGAATTTGTTGGTGAAGCTCATTCTGATGAAGAAAATCATGTTTTTTGGGTGTCATATCATCATTTGCAATCTCACGAAGCATCTTTTGCTTCTTAATTTGGTCCTCCCAACCATACTCACTTGCCAAATATTCAGTTCCCCACTCATTTCGCATAAAATTTTGGTCTTTATCCACTTTTTTGGTCATTTTTTTGCTCCTGATTTGTTAGATCAGAACTTTTTACGGGGTTGCTATCCCTCTCTTTAGCAGTTTTCCAAAAATATTCGTCTTCACGACCCATTCCAAGGCGATCAAACCCATTTTCAACCTGATAATACTTAGTAGAAACCTTAAAATCGGGCATTTTTGGTGTTTCTGGAGTCAAACTATTGTCATAAATCCTCATTCTATTGTTAGGATACAGTGCAAACTGTCCATTTTCAAGTTCAATAAGGTTATGTGACTTATGTTCTGCTGGATTTTCACTTGTGGCCCAGTCAACCATATCTGGGTCACGATGATAATTGTCCAAGGTGCAAATGTAACTGCCCTTCATGATACCATGATCTCTGGTATAGCATTCAAAATCCATACTTCCGATGAATTTTTTGTCAATACTAATTACACCATAATCCATACAATTCCAGAATTGTAAGTTGGGTAGATTCATATCAGGTAATGGAGTTTCAGGACGAGCCACAAAGGCACTGATTGGCAGCTTATCGTACATTGCAGCATACTCTGGTAAGTAGGTCTCAAAATAAAAAGCGCGTCCAGGTATCGACTTAGCCGACACCCAAACGCCCTTTACAAATTCTCCCCATCCACTTTGATGATCGGTTAAGTATTCTTTACGCACCCAAACTTCAACTGAGGGAAGATTTGTAACCAAACAAGACATTTTAAGTTAAAGTAACCTAATACTATTTAACCTTTACCTTGACCGCGATACTTTTTCTTACGACCATTACGAGAGGTAGCACTGAGTAGTGTACGAGCAGATCGGCCTTGGCGAGTTTTCTTAGGAGCTCCCGGTTGAAAAACATTACCTTTAAGTGCCATTAGATTTCCTCCAATTCAATAAGTTTAGGATCAATATCATCTCCCGAAAAGAATCTTTCCGAGAGTTCTTGTAGGACCTCAGTACATTCTTCATGAGTAAGGTCCTTATAAATTTTACGTCCTTTATAAAGTACGTTGAATTTTGTCATCAGATAATACGAGTCTTTTCGTGTCCAACACGAATCCGAGGATCGCACCAGATCTTATAGCCAGCATCAATGGCATCAAGACAGAACGAGACATCTTCGCCGCACATATCCTGAACGGCTCCGGATTCAAATACTTGCATCTTCGGAGCAAACCAAGGATACTTAATCTTGGGATCTTCAAAGACTCCGTGCTTAATCATGACCCATCCAAAACCAGTGTAATCAACCGTGAAGGGCTTGCGGCGCTTCTGAATGGATTCAACAGTTTCGTGATTCATGACTCCACCATTCTTGCGGAAATCATCTTCATCTAACCAGTGTGCGACAGAGGTTGTGTGACCATCTTCTGTTGCATACCAACCAGCAGTAATCTCACGCTCTGTACCATCTTCACTCAGAGATAGATCACAGAGTTGCCAGAACTTGTTTGTGTCAAAGACAATATCCGAGTCAATCCAAAGTTGATAATCATACTTCAGTTTACCATCCCAGGGAATCTGATCAGGCCCACGAAGTACATTTGCACCTAATACCTTACAACGTGCAAAGTTAACCATTGATGAGTAGTCCTGACTAATCTGAATACTCATACCATTCTGTACCATATCAAAGCACAGTTGTACAAAGTTCTTCAGAAAAATATATGATACTCCTCGTCCTGGAAGACAAAATACAATTGCCTTTCCTTTCATTCTTTCTTTAATTGCTGCAATGTCAAATTCATCGCCCTCTGATTTTTTTGGAGGGTTTGCTTTAACAGTAAATCCTTTTGCCATGAGAGTAATAAAACTTCAGTTCAATTTTAACGTACTATGTATGTGTTGTCAATATGATGGAGAACCTGGAGGCTCTGCTGATCTATCACTCCCTCCCCCACCAGAAGTAACTGGGAGTTCTACAAAGCTTAGATCATCTACTGTATAATCAGTCTTCATCAATCCGACCATACCTTTGATCTCTTCCCAGGTCCTCTGAAACTCTTCTTCCTTCAGAGAGTGATACAGACACCTATCCTTTGCATATATGTGATAAACCTTTTCAGCAATCATAAATTCTCCGGAATTTTTTCAAGTAACTTCATTTCGTTACTGCATTATATATCAGAACTAATAAAAACCCAAGAGGGATGAAAACCGTCTGCTTGGGATATCTAATGAGCCATCCTGCAAGTACAACTCTGAGGAAATTCCAATAGGGCACTTTTTTCGTCTTGTAATTTCTTCGAGGGTAATACATGCTCTTCATACATCCGGGAATTTTTTATGAGACTGATATAGCTCGGTCGATTTGTCACCTCTGTAGGTTAGGGTAGTTAGGCATTTTTATAACGCCCCCCGCCCCCATCACGCCGCCGCGACGCTATAAACAATCAGACGCATATAACTGCCAAATACGCATAAACTTGTGCGTGACTGTTATAAGCTCTGTGTGAGATATGCGTGGTCCAGTGTTACCCAGACCACGCACAGTTTGTTATCAGAAGTCGATCACATCTGCAGTGGGTTCGTTATAACCCTGCTCAGAAGCTTGGTCTGCTACGATTGCATCCAGAATGGAAAGAATCTCAGCGCCAGTGTTACCTTGAGCCAGCAGAGAAGTGAGAACGGCTTTGGTCATGATGAAGAAGAAAAGTGTAGTAAACTGTGAATGCCTAGTTTATACTCATTCGACAGGAGTGAGTGTTACTTAGAGATCGAACACATCACTATTGATT